TGTCTGTCCCATCGTTGGTAACAACGCCAACAGCACCTGGAACTGCCTGAGTCGAAGAACGACCAACAGGAGCGCCAAGAACTGTTACATCGGTAGTGTCAGCAATCATTGCTGATGGACCGGATACCTGAATCCAGCAGTAATAACTAATCGTCACCGAAGCCAGAGGAACACCAACCGGAATGCCTGTCTGTGAGTTAGCGGCCACAAGGACGCCGTTCCACGGATTGGCTTTCAGGGTGAACGTGTCAGTAGTTGCACATGCCGTTACAACCTTGTCATACAGAGTCACAACGCAGGTCGTCCCAGCGGTGTTACTCTTGACGCGGAAGATCTGGCCGATGCCAGTGCCGGTCACGATTTGGATATACCCATCCTTGTACTGATCCTTGGTAGTAGCAGTACTCAGAGTCGTGCTGATGGTGAACTGTTCGTCGCCAACAGCGGCAGCAGTACCAAGAGCAATACCTTTGTGGTCACCAATTTCGACGGGAGCTTGGCACATCAGTGCCTTGCCCAGCGCGACCGCGCCGTTCTTGGCATAGCGGAACTTCCGTTCGTCGTCGGTAACGTACAGACTGCCAAGACCAAACTTCTGGTCAACAGTCTCTTCGTAGATGGATGAGATCGGGACAGCAGTGCCGCCCATGACCCCAGTTTTCAGTTCGATGTTCTGAGCCATTTTCTTGATTCCTTTTTCCTATGATTACAATTCAGATACGGAGAGTGAGAATGACCAGCTGGCCGTTAAGCCAGCCGATCAACCATGATACCGATAATCACGGAGTTTCGTCACACTCAATCTGAACCACTTTCTTCTCTTCCATGCGCGTGGCACCAGACATTGCCCGATAGTACGCCTGCCACATGTATTTCTTCTGGGGGTTCTTGCCGATTTCAGCCACGGCATCAAACCAGATGCCGAGCTTCAGACCGCTACGGGCAAACGCAAAGCAGCTGCGGATGTCAGTGGCGGCGCTGAGGGCGAGGCGTTCAGTCCGAATAACCTTCATGCCCAGAACCTGCGTGATTTCGCCAGTAGCAATAGACTTTTGAATCATGTAGTCTGAGCTTGTCAGTTCTTCGATGTCCAGCATGTTGTCAAGCTGTTTCTGGCTGATGACCAAGAACAGCTCGTTCGCAGGATCGTCAATATCGACATCGTTGACGCCGAAAAGCCCTTTGGCTTTGATGAGTTTCCCGAGATCCATGCCGGTGTTTGAGCCGGTAGTGGACGTAACAGCGATCGTCTGAGCGGTTGGCAGCGTAATAGCAGTCGTTCCCGTCTGGCCCGTGTACGCAGTTCCACCGAGGGCAGTGATGATCTGATCGTCGTAATGACGGCCAAAATGATAACCTGCAGCCATGGTGTACTGGTCGGTCGGGTCGGTAAGGCGCTTTGCCTTGTCAACCGTGTCGAACAGCTTACCCCAATCCCAAGGGGTTGGAGCAACGCGACGACGATCTTCCTCAACTTCGTTGTTGGGGGTGTCGCCGTAACGAACTGTGATTTCCTGTCCTTCAGTGTCCCCGACTTGGTCGAAGAACGCTTCAGTACCGAACAGGCCGGTTTCAACATCCACAGCGCCACGAAGCCGTGAGCCTCGTTGCTGGGCGAGCATGGTGACGTTTGCGCCAAAACTCTTGGCATAACCTACTTCTACACCTGGCATTGTAATGCCTCCTTGATTTCCACTTCTTGTTGTTTGTTCACTTATTCAACTTTTCGGTGGGTAATCTGCAGAAGCAGGCCCGACCTATTTTACGCCATTGGGCGGGTGGAGTACCACCATCTGCTCGGGTCGCGGTCGGATAGTCCGAGGCTATGAAACATCAATCACTTATTGTGCTTGAATCCCTACCTGTTGCGCATGGAGCCGATTCATCAACTCCACAGCTTTGTCATGACCCGACATGTTCCTTGTATGGAACGGATGTCTCGGGTCGTTCATGATACCGTCAATCTGAGATTGCAGATCCGGCGATGTCGCAGGTGAGCCGTCCGGCCCTTTGCTCTCAAGTAGTTGCAGGCCGATGTTGTGCATCGCCTTGACCATTGCGGGGTCGTCGGCCAGCCCTTTGGCTTCCAGCATTTCAGACAGACCGAACTCGCGCACCGCACGGTTGGCAACGTCCAGGTTTCGGTCGAAGTCGCCGCGCCATTCGTCTTTCAACGATGTGACGGCAGATTCAAACTCAGCGGCCTGTAATGCGCCGTGATCGGCAAATGCGGATTGCAGGTATGCGTTGTCAGCATCAGCCAACCCTTGCATCTGCGCCTTGGTCAGCCCGAGCTCATGCGCTTTGGCGAGCATCGAGCTTTCGCGTTTCTCGTCGTACGTCATGCCTTCGGGCAACTGAGCAGGCCGAGCCAACTCATAACCTTCAGGCGTTTCCGGACGACCAAGTTGGTTGAAGAACTCAGCACGCTCTTCCGGACTCGTGTTCTCGTTAGGCAACGCAACTGTGCGCTCACCAACCATCTTCTTGGTGTTCACGAAGCTACGAGCAATGTCAGCCACGTTGGTGAAACTTTTCAGGCTCCCGTTCTCGCGAAGGTCTTCCGGCAATGACGCCTGCCAGCCTTCAGACAAAGAACCGTCCGAGCCAAAGTAATTGGCCGGCACACCTGCGCCAGTTCCACCAGCAGGGACGCCAGGGCCTCCCTCAGTTCCACCGAGCATGTTGTTGTTTTCATCTGCCATGTTGTTCTTCTGTCCTTCACTCTTGGGGTTGTGGGTGGTCGTTTATGCTACTCTTACTGAACTGTTCTGGGACACTTCTTGTACCAAGACGCGTACTTGGCTTCGGCTTCGGCTGAATGGTACTTGTGCATCCATTCAACATACGCAGGCGTCTTGTCACCGCGCTCGTCACGGGCAGGAGGCTCAGGGATGCTCGGAAACGCCTTCGTGGGCTTCAGCACATCGCCAACAGTCACCTCGGCCTTCTTCTGGGTAGATGGCGCACTGGTTTCGGTTTCGGGTTCTACGGCGCCTGTGGCCTTCCGAAACGCTTTGTACGCCTGCATCCGGTACTTCTCCATGCCTTCGACCATCTCAAGCTTGTCGCCTACGATGTTCGCTACCATGTCACCGTCACGGAACACCTGTCCGCTCATGATTTCGTAATTTGCTGCCATGTCACTCTTCTCCTTGGTCTGGGGTGGTCTTTATCTCTCCGTCAAGCCATCTGCGAATCCACAGGATCACGTTGCGTTCACCTTCCCTGAACACCGTGAGGTCTTGGTTGCCGCCAACAAAACAGGATTCGTTCTCGTGACAGAACAGGGCCATCCTGCGTAACACGTCACGACCGTCGTCACTGTTGAACACACGCTTGAACAACGCTTCACCAGCGGCAGTGTTAGCCAGTTGCACTTCAATCGCAGTCTGAGCCGCTTTATCCTGCTGATCCGGATCGAGTATGGTGAACGTGCCCGGGACTTCCATTAGATGACCTCTTGTAGTTGCTCAAGCGGACTACCTGCCTCAGTGGGCTTCTGTAAACTCGGAACCGTCTGAGCCATCTGAGCCATCTGCTGGGCAATCTCCATCTGCTGTTGAGCCTGCTGTTGTTCAGCGCGCATCGCACGCATCTCATCACGATCAGCTTTGCTACGCAGAAACTCGGTGCTTGTGCCTTCGTTCTCAGCGGCTTCACGAGCGTATGCGTCAAGATCGAAGTTATCGAGAACGCCTGGGTCGAGCTGGGCCAACGGAACAACCCGTTCCAGCACCGCTGATGCAGCACGGGACTTCTGAGCTTTCACAGCCAACGTGATACGGTTGGAGTACTCAATCTCGAACTCAGGATCTTCCATCAACGCTTCGGGCATCGGAGGATACCGGCCTGCACGGTGCATGAGTCCTACTACGCGCACGATTGTTTTCGACAGGAAATCAGATTCCAACGGCGCCAGGATCGGCCCGAGCAACGTGATCTTTTCGTCAATCAGCTCAGCAGTCTCAAACGCCGTCTTCTGATCGGTTCGCTGAGAGAGCAACGCCCACAAGTCAGTATGGAAC